AATCTCCGAATCCACTTTTTATATTCATTCTCCAACCACCACCAATTTGCCGCTCAGTCCTGTTTGTAAGGTGATCTGTTCGCTCGCAACAACACCTGTATAGGCACCTGATATAGATTTATTCAGCATTCTATCAGGAGTTTCAACAAACCATTTCAAATTCTTGACTTTTGCGGTAGACGCAAATTTTTCTAATAATAAACTTGCAAGCTGTTCAGCTTGTGCCGTGGATTGGACGTATGTCGATCGTATTTGAAATTCTTTCTTGCCATACAATTCGATGCTCTCTGCATCTGAGTGGTTGACGTATTCATAATCTGTTTGGACTTTTCTTCCATATGCTTCCACAGTTGCCACACCTGCAGATGATTTTGAAATCTTGCATTTTACACCCCAATTGCCTATATTGCTCTCAATCAGAGTGCCGTCGTTTACAACGATATTGATATCTGTTGTACAATTTTTAAAAGCAATTTCAATTTCCTTTTCACCTGCGGCTTCAAATGCCACTTGTTCAGATGCCACTAATTCTTCTGTTCCAATTGTGAAGTTCGCAATTCCAACTTCTACGCTGTTCACAAGGTAGGTATTTGAAAACTCATAATTATAATCGATAAGGTTTGTGGGATTGAAAGAAGCGCTTGATTGTGCAATTTCTTCAAAATATATTTCTCCGTCTTCCACCAACATCACCGTGCCTGTCGCAATTGCAATTTCTTCAAGTGTCTTCAAGCCTTTTTTTTGCATATACGGCATGATAGATATTGTGGAAAACCTGCTTGGGTAATGGATTGGGATGTCAAAATATGTAGCGAGGGTGTCAAGCAATGCAGAAATTGTGTTTCCGCTTGATGTGGCATAGACGACTTTATTCAATTGCGACCGAATATCTCGGGCAACAATTTTGATGTCTTTTCCGGCGCACCCTTTTATCTCAATTACCTTCAAATTTTTCAGCTGTATCTTTTCGGTGTCTGACGCAATTGAGACATTCAAATACATGGTATTATCCATCCAGCTTGGAAGGTTTATGTCTCCGTATTCTCTGCCTTGATTGCGTATTGTCACCTCAAGCTGGTCTATTGCGAAAGAGCCATATCCATTTGGCATGATTTGAGAGGTGAAATTCACACGTGCGACATGCCTTCCGTCCCAAGCCACACCTATACCCAGCCCGATTTCTTGGATTGCGATATAGTCATATGGACGTGTCTTTTGAAATTCAAAAATCATTTTGGTATACGCTGTCTCGGGTATGAAGCTGGATCCTGTCCATACTACAAATTCATTTGTGATTGTTTGCTCTTCAATCAGGGTGTCTCCAAAATAACATCTGATTGAATATTGCTTGAGGCTACCATACCTTGAATCTGCATATATGGTATAGGCATTCCAAACAGTTGCAGGAAATTGAAGCTCGATTGTCAGTGTATTGGAGAAATTTCCATCTTGGTCAGATAATTGCGAATGAATGCCAATATTTTCATTTGCAAGAAATATCTTGTCTTCAAACGCCACTAATCCATCCCCAATTTCCCGACGGCCTGACAAATCTGCAAGACATACAGAAGCGGTGCGAATGTTGTCACTCAAGCCGTTGAAATCAAAAAATGCATTCTGTATGCTTGCCGAATATTCGATATTTTCCTTTCTGCCAAGCTCTACAACCACGGACAAACGCCTATTTTCATCTGCAAACATCTTTAAGCCTCCACAAACGCAATTGTAATGTCTGTCCAATATCTTTGCCCGCTTATCATCCAGCCCATTTTCATTTTCCTATCTCCAACATAGCATTTCATTTCTAACACTGTTCCGCTTTCTTCGATCAATTGGATGTAGAACAATGGTGCTCGATCGTGGATTGCATTCAACAAGCTGTCTTTTTGTGCTTGTGTCAGAGCGTTCCATACGATATCGATTCTGCGCTTGCGTGCAATGAAATCTATATGCATTGTCCCATCCATTCCGCGTTCTGCATCCGAGATATCAAAATATGACACACGGACATCTGAAGGTGTTGGCAATGTCGTCCATGTCATTTCCTCCAAACCTTTTATCTTCAGCATTTATCATCCCTCCGCAAGTCTTATGCCGATTCTGTCAAATTCGTTGACAAGGTACGGGATGACTGTACGTGCGAATTCATGCCCGTCTATTTCGAGAGTTATCGTTTGTTGTGCATTTTCACCTGTTTCAAAAATGCCCCTGAGCTGCATCATGGCGTTGAATACGCCAATTTCAACTTCTTCGGCAAGTGTACCATTCAGCGGTATTACGGCTTCAGCACCTGCTTCACCTACCATCGCAAATGTTGGTCTTGTGACGATTCCACCTTCCGCCAATCCAAGTACGTTTCTGATTGCGCCAACTGCCCAGCTTGCAAACGCGAATATTGCAGCCCCAGCTGTTGCCATTACTGCTGCGGCAAGCAGGGGGGCTCCTGGCCCAGCCCATGCGAAAAATGCTACAAGCGCGGCATATGCTTGAGATAAAAATGCACCAACCGCAGCTGCCGCCTGTGTGATCACACCTGCTACCCAATCTGCAAGACTGGACAGGTTTTTTGTGATTATCGTTGACATGAGCTGGACAAAAATATATCTGAACATATTGCCAACCGCTTCCCAGATACCCTTCAATGCATCGCCAACGCTTTGCGAGCCTGTCAGCAAATTCCAAAGGTTATCTGCAATATCATCACTCATGTTTTCAAATGCTCGCTTGATGGTTTTTTCAACATCTCCAGCCGTTATGCCGAGATTTTCCAAAAGCCCATTGAATGATGTAAGAGATTGTGCAATATCTGGCATGAGTTCTTGTTGCAAATCACTCGAAATAGTTTCAAATCCACCCACAACAGCTCTCGACACTTGATCCATTGTCGAGTTCAAAGATGGTGTCAATCCTTGAAATAATGTCTGGATTGCGCTTACCATGTCGGGAATGATGGAATTTCCGACAAGCACTTCTTGCGTATTTTCCCAACCTTCAACGATTTCACGTGTTGCGTCTTCATTATAAAATTTCATATCTCTTGTGGCATATCGTATGTCTTTAGCTGCTGTCTCAAAGGTTGTTGGGATTGCTTCAATTGTCGGGAGCAGATAGCTATCAACTGTAAATGCCAAATCTTGAAAACCTTCAACGATTTCACGTGTTGCGTCTTCATTATAAAATTTCATATCTCCTGTGGCATATCGTATGTCTTCAGCTGCTGTCTCAAAGGTTGTTGGGATTGCTTCAATTGTCGGGAGCAGATAGCTATCAACTGTAAATGCCAAATCTTGAAAACCTGGGATTGTGGCCGAATATATCGATTCAGATAACTCTGATGTATTATTATTGATATCAGGCAAAGTAAGGGAAAGTTCTTGAAACGGAGGTATGACATTCCAAGCGTCCATTGACAGTTGTTGCAATTGTCCATCTACGAGCTGGAATTCGCCCCAAGATGTTTCGAGCACAGGATTCAATTTTCCGAGCGATCCACCTATTTTTCCTAGTCCAATACTAAGCTGATCTGCGGGATTTATCATTGAGGATATTGATTTTTTCAGTGGATCAAGATTGACGGTTTTTGCCGCTTGGCCAAGGTCTTTGATATCCTGCACGAGATTTTCAAACGGGCTGAGCTTTTCTTCTTCTTTTGAAATTGTATGGACTTCATCGAAAGTCTGCAGATTTTTGTTCTGAACTTTTTGAAGTGTGGATAGTTCTGAATTAAGCTTGTCGGTTTGTTCTGCTGCTTGTCTTGTTGCTTCTGCTTGTCTGATAAGCAAAGCAGCAGCTTCTTCATAAGATATGCCCAATTCTTGGGATTTTTCGATTATATCTGTCGTGGTGATATTGTATTTATCCAGGATCGCAATTGCTCTATTCAGTGCCTCTACGCTTTTTGTATCTTGCCATAATTGCATTGCTGCCATGTATTTTTCTGCATCGCTTGCTGCATAATTCATCGTTTGCCTTAGGTCTTCTACCGTTTTCCGAAACCTTTCTGCTTGAATAGCACCTGTGATGAAATCGATTATCAGAAAACCAATAAATCCTGAAAGGACTTTTGCTGCGAATGACAAACCTTGTACCGCAATCATGACCTTTGAAAGGACATCAAGCACAGATTTCGAAACACTCACGAGCACTGTCAGGGCAGTTTTAAGTGCAACAATTGTTTTCAAAAGTGCACCGATTGCGGAAATAATAGGTCCGAGAGCTGCAAGAAATAGAAGTGAAATAACAATAGCTTGCTGAAGTGGCTGCGGTAATTTTGCAAATGCATTTGCAAGTGCTTCAATTGTAGGTAGAAGCTGAGTGAGTGTTCTCGATAAGCTAGAAAGGATAGGTGCAATTGCGGCACCAACTTCTATGAAGGTAATTGACAGCTGTGCTTTCAATATCTCCAATTGTGCATTTATTTGTGAGCCTTTTTCTATGAATGTATCTGTCATCACCAAACCGAGTTCATGTGCCTGCTTCTTTGCCTTTTGTATCCCGTCTATTCCAAGCCCGAGTATTGGTGCAATATCCCGCCATGCAAGCCCAAACAATGCGGATGCAACGGCATTTCTTTCCATGATGTTTTCCATGCCAAGCAACGCATTCATAATTGTGTCAATTGCGTCGTCTGGTGACATTTGTTTGAGCTGGTTGAGATTGATCCCAAGTTTTGCAAGTTGTTCTGCCGAGATACCTGTTTCCTGTTCAAGTGTAGGTAATTTTCTAATTAAGCCCGACATAGCATTTGTGAGCGCTTCAGTATCTACACCCGCATTTCTTGCGACATTTTGCCATTCTTGAATTGCCTTCGCGGATAAACCTGTTATCTGTGTCAAGTCAGAAATCCTATCTGCAAAATTTGCAAATTTTGTAATCGCCACACCTGCTGTGGCAGCTAATGCTGCAATCGGTACGGTTAGGGAGACAGAAAGCTGACGTCCAACAGAAGATAGCCTGTCTCCCATCCGAGACAGGTTTTGAAATTTTCGTTCTACATCATTCAATTGCTGGCTAACTTTGTTCATTGCGCGGTCGAATTCATTTGTGACCGCGCTGAAAACAACCTTCAATTCTGCCATTTCGCGCCTCCTAATCTCCTTTTCAGCTCTTCAAAGTCTTCTTTTGCTTTCTTAGGATCAATTTTTCTTGCGCTCGGTTTGTTTAGAAATTTGTCTATTTTTGGTAGACGCTTGGCACGTGTGAATGCGGCTGTCAACCATGATACCAAAACAATTGTATCGTGTTGTGTCCGTTCTCGTTCTTCAACAAATATTGCCAATTCTGCAGGGGTCAATTCCATGAGCTCGTTTACAGGTATGCTATATCGCCCTGAAATTCTCACAAGCTCTTCGTACCAATCTGTTATTGTGTTTCCGTTGCTACCGCGTTTTTTTGACCACCCAAACTAAGCTGAAGCGCTTCTGCAACTTTTTCAATGACCTTGGTAATGTCTCCAGCCATATCAATGAGCTCACCGACTTTTTCCAATGTCAGTGTTTTATCCTCGTGCATGAGCCCAATCCACAGCAAAATACGGATTTCTTTTGCACCCCATTGCATGTTTCCAAGCTCGGTGATTTTCTTACCGAACAAATCTTCGAGTTTGCACAACTCGTTGAAGCCGTATTTCAATGTTCGGAGTTTGTCAAGTTCAATCGTCACATATGGTTTCATTCATCTTGCCTCCTTTGAATTATGAGACTGTTAGCGCGCCAGTTCCTTGAAACTCCACATTGAATGTCAGGGCATCTTCCATAGCTGCGCCGTATTCGATAGATGTTATCACGGCTTGTCCAGACGCGGTGAAAGAAGAAGAAGTTGGTTTGGATAGGGTGACGGTGACCTCTTCTGCGCTTTGAAATGCATTCCACAATGCGGTTTGTGCCGCGTCACTCTCGATGTATAGTCCATCACAAGTCAAAGACCATTGCTTCAAGCCAGACAGGTATGTTCTCCAATCTCCTGTGTCTTTTGTGGTTGTTTCCAAAGTATCTGCAGATATTGACAAAGTCGCGTCTTTTTGTCCACCAATTATGACGTCTTCTGTGCCTTGTTTGATTGTTACCAGCACGTCAACACCACGAATTAATGCCATTTTCATCAACCTCCTTCATGGATATATGTTTTAAGCCTTATTATTGCGTGTTTGTGTGGCGGTTCATCTGTAATTTCTGCTTCATCAATGAATATCCAGATTTCTTTGTCTTCTGACTCTAATCTTGTTTTGTCGAACATTTCAATAATGTCGTCTACAATTTCTGCAACTTCATGGAATCCTTGATAATCTGAAAACACATGCAAATTCAAAGAAACACGCATTCTCGATGTGGTTTTTGTTGAATCGTCAATTTTGCTTGATTGTCCAATGACGACATACGGCAAACTTGCGTCATCTGGCACATCTTCAAATGTTGTGTATTTCGTTTTCAGCGTATCAAAAATAGCTTTTCTGAGGATATTTTCAGCATCAAGCATTTTCAATCTTCCTTTCGATTTCTTTCAATTTTTGCTCTAATTCACGTTTTGCTTTTTCATATGCAGGCATTAGGTATGGTTTGGGACGCTGGTATATTGTTCCATATTCAACAAAGCTTGCATACGGCATATATGCACCCACCGTGACAGATATTGAACCTTTTATGCCTTCGTTTATTTGCATCATTATGGAGTTTCTTAGTGCGCCTGTCCTGACAGGTACTCTGAGCTTGGCTTCTTTTTGTGTGTTTGTACCTGCTTTGACAATAGACTGATTGATCTCTTTTTTTATGTCATCGGAGAGCTTGTTGAATTTTTTCATCAGTTCTTCTTTCCCTTTCAATTCCACCTGTATATTCATCATCCTGTCACTTCCTCACAAATCAAATTCGTGTCATAAGGTAGTCTCACGGTGACGATCTTCACCTTAAAAAATTTATCCTTAAATTTCACAATCATGCCCGGAACGATTGTTTTGTTTGTCTTTATGTGGAATTCAAATTGTGCTCTATATTCGTCTTTCATGGCTTCTTGCTCGACCATGTTTTCCTTCTGCACTACGTATGCCCAAAATCTTCCGACAGGTTCAAGTGTTTCGACACGCCCGCCTTGTTCATCAAGCACATATGTCTTTCTGAAAACTTCAATTCTATATGCATATTCTCCAAGATTCATATCAAGGACCTCCGGAATGAATAGAAGATTGGTGTCAAATCAACATCAACGCTTCTTTTGATATACATTTCTGCGATTGCACGGAATAATGCTTCCCGAATATTGTCAGGTGTGGTTTCATATCCAGCCTTCAGCTTAAAAAAATACTCCACACCAACAGGGACAGATATTGTATCTTCTGAAATCAGAGCAATTTCAGGAGATGACGGGTCTGTAATTTCTTTTGCTGGAATTCTTGGTGACATCTCTGTATTCGCAAAGCTACTGTATCCACGACATTCGTATTCAGTCAAAATTGGTGCAATACCCGTATATGCCGCAAAATTTGTATATGCAGCTGCAATTATCATCGTCAATAGAATGTCATCTTCCAATATCTCTGTATCAAGTTTGAGATAATTTTTTGCTTCAGGCACTGAGATCATGTCTCCAAGTATTTGAATCGTGCGCGCAATAATCATGAAATCACCTCAACAAGCCGAGGGAATATTCCCTCGGCTCATGAATTATAATGAACCAGATGAACTAACTGTCAAGATTGCGAATGCTCCCGGGTCAAGCACTCCGCCGCCAACTCGGTAATGAACCTTGAATCCTACAAGTCCTGATTCTGCATAAAGTTCATTCAGCCGCTGAATGGTCAAGCTTTCGCGGTCAAGTACGAGATATCCATTTTTGAAGTCACCGAATATCATTGCTTTGTTTCCTGCGTTGAATTCAGGCATGGCATCGTTTGTATAGATTGGGCGTCCGAACAACGTATTTGGCATACCCTGAGATACTGCGGGAGACCAAATATAATTGTTGTTGTTCTTCAATGTTCTCAGTTCTTTTTCGGTTGAAGAGTGGCATATGAAAACCGCATTTGCACGATATTGTGCAGCAATGGCATAGTAGAGATCAAGTATGTCATCGAAATCCACTGTTCCAGCTGATGCGGTTGTGCGAGAAATTGTGCCAGACGCTGTTAAGACGCCTTCAGGTTTGCTGCTTGCATGCCCGGTTCCAGCAATAAATGCATCGTCTTCAGCTTTTGCAATTGCTTTTGCAAATTCTTCGGTTATTATTGTCGCCAAATTCACGTCAGAATCCGCGAGCAAATCTTC